ATGATTGTGAGGCTGTTGCCATTTTTCTATCTCCTGTTATATTTATTTATCATAAATAATTGCCCGTCTCCGAGCAATTATTTTTACTTCAAATTAGCAATTCCGCCTGTATTCAATACACGTACAGGGATATAAATGAATTCAGCCGCTTTCGTTGGCTCAATTGCAATATCTACCCAAAGTTCGTTTCTGTCAATACGAGCATTAGTATTGTTACTAGAGTCACATACAACTAGATAGTCATACAATCCTCTCTTTGCTACCAAGTCAACAAACAATGATTGAATCACCCCTGTTAATTGATTACGTGTTAATGCATCATTAGGTTCGAATACGAACGGACGTGCTGCAACTTGTAATCTATCACGAATATAGCAAACTAATCTTGCAACGTTAATACGATCCAATGCTGATTGACTATCAAATGAGTTCTTGTTACCATAATTCAACAAGCCAATACCTGTGAAGAATGCTAATGGATTAATTTGATGTGTATACAATACATCACGGATACTCATACGATTCTTAACTGTTTGGAATTCACCAGTTTTTGCATCTAAGTAACCAATGTTTGTTGCATTATCAATTGTACCACGGCGTGTACCTGCAGGTGCTAACCAAGGATAAGCAATGGTATCATTACGCAAGAATGTACGCAACATCATATGACTTGCTGGAACAACTGCTGGACTACCTGTTAAGTCTGTCGTAATACCACTTGGATAGAATACACCCAAGTAACTATCACGTGTTACCCAACCATCTTCACCTGTTGCTGTAGCACCTACTGTATTATTTGCCCAGTTTGTAATACTTGTTGCTTGGTCATCTAAACGCAATGGTGTGTCACCAATGATGTATGCAGTATTATTGCGGTCATTATTTAATGCAACCATCTCAGGTTGTAATTCTGGATATCCAGGACATGCAATTAGATTAAAGCGATTATCTTCTTCACGTATTGTTGTGTTAGTACTAATTGCAGCCTTTAATGCCGCTACAATCATAGAACGCTGAGACTTACGACCCATATATGCTGATCCATCTGCTTGCAATCCACTAGCACTTACCCATGTATAACTATATTTTGGTAAATTAGTATTAATGATTGTGTTACCTGAATTGAATGCACCTGCATCAGGATAATCCATACCTGTAAAATAACCTGTTCTAAATTCTTTTACATTATAACCTGAACGGCGTGTGTTAAACAACAACATACCCTGTGGATATAATGATGGATTAGGTGCATCTAAATCTAAATGGTCGCTAGTTAATAAACTAACAATTGTTGGTATTGGATCATCTACTGGATTGATGTCACTAGTTGCTCCCCAACGTGCATCAGCAAACAATATACCGGATGAACTTGTCTGGTCTGTCTTATCAACCAATACCCATTGATCAACTGTACTAACAGATTGCCAACGATAAATCATTGGATAATTCTCTAAATCACCTGTGTCGATCCATAGATCACCATATGCTAATGATGCGCCACTAACTTGTGTTGTCGGTGCAGTTGCAGAACATATTGGACCTGCAATATCTGTTGTGCCAGATCCACTGTTTGCTGGATGTCCATAACCATCATATGCTACATTTCTATATCCCCTCCATACACCGTTCTTGTTAACCATAATATCAACTGAACTTGGTGTTGAATAGTACCACGGTGTCATATCTGTTGGTAACGATACCGGAGCACCTTCATTTGCAGTATAAGTCAATGCTACCCAATTTGATAATTGACGATAGTAAGTGATTACACTCTCACCTGAAAAACGAGCCACTCTAGTAACCACACCGCCTGAAACTGCCAAAACAGTCAATACTAAATCATTAGCTGGGCTAGTCCCACCCAATTGTGTACCATTAATTTTAATTCTATTACCGACTGCATATCCAGACCCACCGTTACTAATTGCAGTAACTTGATATGTACCGCCTTTAGCCACAACAGTACAAGTAAATCCTGCACCAGTACCTATAAGTATACTGTCTTGTGTAGTATTAGTGTTAGTAAATGTTATAACAGGTCCATTTTTAACGCCGGTTGTTGAATTGGCTACAAATCCCAATGTATTCAAAATACCAGTACTATAACCGCCAGCGTCATTATCACTAAGATAAATTTCTCCACCAGCAGTATGTGTAATTTGTACTTGCCCTGTACTAGTTAAGGATGCAGTTGTATAGGGGATATTTTTTGCTAACCAATCAGTTACAAAAGATGCCGCTGTAGTTCCTGTATTTGTAAAAGTATACACCGCGCTAGCAGATGTAGAACCAGGAATACTAGTAAATACAGAAATTAAATTACTAGAAGTAATTGTAGGATTTATTGCAGATGCTGTAACTACGGTTGGACCAGATGCTAGTCTTTCCCAATATAATAACGGAGCAGTTACCCAATCAGTACTACTATATGAATACTGAGTATAAACTGTTCCGGCTTTAATATTTTTCCCACCTTCACTATCTAAATCATTAGTTGCAAATCTATCTGATAGATATATAGGAGTATCAACTCCGATAAAACTACTAGTTGCCGCATTATACTTAGACATAACTGAGTTTAGTCCAGATCCAGATGCACTAACTTTAATCCATACACTTCCTGTAGGATGCGGTTGTGATTGACTGGCTGACCATAATGGCATCTGGGCACTAGTACCATATTTAATAGAAGGTCCATAATATGTGCCTGGTGTGATACCCATATCTGTTAATGCAGTACCTGTTACATTAGTAATCGTAACAAAATTATTAGTAGCTAATGCATTAGGTATATTTAAATAAATATTAAGTTTTCCACTAATAACATCTGCACTTATGGACTCGGGAATTCCCAATGAGTCATTAATAATAGTAGCAATACCGGCTACTGTGTTTGGAGTGCCATTAGCACCTACTGCAACTGTAAATGTAGCTAACCCATTAACATTAATTGTAAATGAATGTGATGAAGTTAGTACTGGATTAGAAACTCTTCCTGTTAGAGCCGGATGATCTTTTTTCCAATCTGGTCCACCTAAACCTACCCATTCATTACCTGTTGTCTTGTAAAAATATGTTGTATATGCAATTGGATTAGTTGCATCACCTGCAACAGCAAATGGTATAACAGCATAATCACCGATATTACCAATAGATGCTTTTGGATTATTACCTAACATGTCATTAGTATCTTGTATGACATGTGGCATTTGTTCTGTGAATGACCCTGTACTAGCATCAAATTCATAGATTCCCCATGAACTGTTTGTAGTATCTAACCAATAAGTACCATCAGCCGGTGCACCATGTGGACGACTTAATGTACCCACTAATGCAGCCAAGTCAATATCGGCACGTAAAACATAACAACTATTAGTTGCACCTAATAATGAATACCCGGCCAATAGTCCGTATTCATTTAATTCGTAACCATGAATTGGTGTTCCGTTTGTTGTCTTGTAGAAGAATGGGTTACCAAATAATGTTGTCAAGTCACGCTGACTTGTAACTTGATATAATTTACTTGCATTTGCTTTTGTAGTTCCTGCAGCTACTGCTGTACCAGCTGAATTCGCTTTGTTTGTTGCTGATGCTACTAGTAATAGCGGGACTGAGTTTGTGGCTGTCGGTAAATATTGACTTTGGTCAATAACTGTTACTTGTACGCCTGGTGATACTAATGCCATTTTTGTTTTCCTTTAGTTATGATTATGAGGGTTAACGCCCTAACGTACTAATATTTAGCAATAATATTAAAAAAGTATCAATTAGCGTACCTTCGAAGGTTTTTAGATACTAAATAGATAATGAGACCTATATGTAAAACCTGTAATAAAAATCTATGTGCGGTAAACTATAAACGAAATGATATCACACACTATCGTAGTATTTGTGATGAATGCGGTAGAAAGAAAAACAAAAAGAAACCCAGGGTGCCCACTTGGCAAAAAGCAGGATATAAGAAAAAAGCCACATGTGATTTATGTGGCTTTAAAAGTTCATTACCTAGTCAGACTACAGTGTTTCATATAGACGGTAATTTAGAGAATTCAAAAACTATTAATTTAAGAACTATATGTCTCAATTGTGTTGAATCTGTTAAGAAAACACAAGTTAACTGGAAACGCGGTGACTTAGAGGTTGATTAAATTTTCAATTTGATTATGTAAATTGTCAATGGTTCCGTTATTGTCAATATAGTGGTCATAATTTAATCCTACACTAGAATACTCACTTGCATGAATTTTATACTTATCTAATGTTATTTTACTCAATGACCAGTTTGAGTTACCATTAGGACCTCGATTATAATTAACTGCGGCATCATACCACTCAGGTCTTTCGCCACGCTCAACTCTCATAGTTATACCTCCCGCAGTTTTGATAGCATTAACTTCATTAGCAAAACGACAGTCAGTAATTACTATATTGTCTTTAGCCTTACGTAGTTGATTCTCAACACTTGCTACCCAAATGTCATTATGAAATCCATTACGACAGACCTCAGTACCCCATTGTTGTAATACCCATCTAGGAGTTAATTCAGGGATACCTAATCGTTCACTCCACCATAAGTCTAGTGCTTCACGCCATTCTCTGCTTGATTTTGTAGTACCCTCAAGCAACTCACGATCCCAACCAAATACTGCGGCACATGCATCCTTCAATGTACCTGCAAAACTAATACGTTTATATCCGTGAAATGTAGTAAGATAATCTGCGATAGTATCCTTACCACTACCAATAAACCCTGTAATACCTATAATCATAAAACAAAACTCCTGTAATGTATTATACTACAGGAGTGTGACAAAAGTAAAGTATTAGGTTACATTAATTTAGAAAGATTTGGGTCGGATAAAATAAATTGTTTTGCTTTTTTAATATCCATTTCACTTACACCTTCCATAGTGTAAACATAACGGGCATCTTCTTCTGATATTGGTACTAGTTTAATACTTTCAATCTTATTGTTAAAGTATAAATTTTGAGGCTTTCCACGATGTAGTCCATCAACATCTATCCATTCCATTTGGTCAAATGATTTTACACAACAAATATGAGAAATTTCCGTACTGTCTTCTTCTTCAAAATCATCATAATAGTATCCAGTCCAAGCACCTAGGGGTAATTTTGTTAGTTGATGTAGTGCCATAGCAAATGCATCACACATTCCAGCCCTATAGATAGATTTACCATCCTTAGGTTTATCTTCACGAACTGTATTGTCTTTTGGTCTAGACAATATAAATCTTAATCCCGTTTCTGAATTATAGTCTTGGTCTAAATCCCAATTGGGTATTAAACGCTTAACCATTTTTGTGTATAATGCTATGCGACTATTTTCTTTTGCATCAAATACGATTTTTTGTACATTGTCACCGTAGACTTGTAAAAATTCACGAAATATATCTACTACAATTGACATTACTTCTGCTGAATTACCTGTACCTGTTGTACCAAATAGTGATAGTTTTTCGGGATCGAATAAGTCTCTAATTAAACGAAATTGTATTTCCCATGTTTCTGGCTTATCATCTAAGTGATGATTAAATGCTTGCCATACGTATTTTCTTTTACCTACTGTAAAATGTGCAACTGCCTCATCAGGAGACTGGCGGTTCCACTTCCAGTTTTGATTACCAGGTTTGAATAATTCATCAAGTTGAGTAGTTGCTACAGCAACATAAGCCGAACCAACATATCCATCAGGATATGCAGCAAAGTGTTGTATAGTTCTATGCCAACCTTCTAATAGTTCATAGCCTTGTGGAGTTTTTATTATAATGACTGGTTCTTTTCTAATCCCGCCTTGTTGTTTTGCAAGTGAGGCCTGTGTGGCATGTCGCTCGGCATCTTTCATATTTGGGGCCATAGTTGATGGCACTAGTTCAGTAGGTTTTCCTCCGGCTCTGGCTATCAATCGTTGTTTAGTTTTTGGTTCCCACATATCCATAGTAAATTTCATGTTAGGAACCAGTTGCCATTTTGTATCTACAGTCAATCCTATGTCTGCTAACAATTCAGGAATAAATGTTCGTAATGTTTCAAAACTTCTATCAGCAGGAGTAATATTTGATTGTCTGCCAAAAGGTTTGGCTTGATTAGCATATAACCAATCTTTAACTATGTATTCTGGCCATGTGGGCACAATGCTTCGGATGTATTGATACATCCTGTCTCTATACTCTACAAGAAATTCACTTGCTCTCATTAGCCTTGAACCCAAGTCAATGGCTGACTGTAATCTACATAACGTTTCAAGTCTTCTAATAATGTTTCTTGCATTTTTGCACCTTCGGCTTTTAATGCAGTACCATTTAATGTTGTCCCACCACCTGGGCCTGCAATACTAGCAAACTTTTCACGTGCTTCACCCAATGTTAATTTTAATTGGCTGAGTGTCCAATCTCCAATCCAAATACCGGATCCCGGATCTTGAAGCAATTCAACTTCAGGTCTTTGAATATCGGCCCAAATTAATATCTTTTCTCCTGAACCTTTAATATTACGTACTAATCTAATTTCTTTAGTTACAGGATTAAATGTATAAATTACATATCCACCAAACATACGTGCGGCTAGTTCAATATAACCTGCATAGAAGTCATATGTTGCTAAACCACCTGCATAATTATAATTGAGCAAATATGTATTAAGAATTGCACTAGAGAAGGGATCAAAACTACTTGCAGCCGGGCCTGTCTCTAAACCTATTGTTCTACGAAAAACTTGTCTTACACTTATAAACTCTTTTGGAAGAGTATAAGTATCCTGATGTTCATGTAATTCTAGTAAAGTATAGGATTCCTGTGTAGCATTCTGCGCCCTTTGACGATATACTTTAATAGCATAATTATATGCGGCTTCATAATGTTCAGGATCTAATTCTAAATCAACGATCCCTTCACCCATACGATAACGCAAACTTTTAAAAAGTTCTTCTTTTAATTCATTTAGTGATGCTGATTGTAAAATGGCCATATATAATTCCTAGATACTATATTTATCTAGAAATTATAAGGATTACAAATCGCCTTCTTTGCGATTCTCAGAATAATGTGCGTCAAACTTGCCACCGGGATAACGGCTTTCAAGTTTTTTAATGTTCTCATTAATTACATCGTTGGGATCAAGATTCAATGCACGACACGCATTAATCCAGTACCACATAACATCACCTAGTTCACGTTTCATGTGAAACACATTATCATCGGTTAGTGCTTTGCCCTGAAAGAAAATCTTTTTAGGAATCTCAATAAACTCACCTGATTCTGCAGCTAGTCCTAAGCATGCGGTTAATAATAACGGAATATTAACATCAGGACCATGTTTCATTTGTCCGTCATTTAAATCTAATTCATAGTTAGCATCTAGTCGGTCAAGAGTGTCCTTAAATGTAGTTAAATCAACGCTAGGTTGACTTGTTACTGCACCTACAAATTCACTAAATTTGTTTAAATCAATACTCATAGCATGAACCATGTATCAAA